GGGGGGGGATGCAGCTAGCTGCTGACAGCTATTGGTCGTTCAATGCCCTGAGCATTGCTCGTCATCGCTTGCCTGATGTTGTGATCGAGTTTTAAGCAACACTTCCGTTTCAGTTGCAACGATCTCCGGCACAAGCTCGGCAGTAATCGGTTGACAAACTCCAAGCTCAACTAACAGACGAGCGATTACATCATCTGCCTCGATGATGTCACCAGCCTGATACTCACACCCGGCATGAGTGTAAGTGACCGTGAGCCTAAGTTTATGCATAGCTCACCTTATCACTCCCACTGCGTGACAGCAAACTTGCCGAACACACCGCGGAAAGTTCCAAGGCCGATAGCGAGGCCTCCCTCTTCAAACAGATTCCGAATCTCTTGTTCTTTGATTTCTTTGTTCGGGAAGATCGTCAATTCGAATTGCAGCTCCCAGGGACATGGAAGTACTGGCCGCTCTTTCGGATTCGGAACCCCCTTCTCAAGACGAGCGACTGAGCGATGCAAGTAGATGCCGGACAGTTCGTCTTTATCTTCGCTGAACTGTCCGACGCGGATGCGCTCTCCGTTCCGCATAAACGGAATGTACGCGCCTCCTGCGCAGTCTTGAGGGCCGCTAATCTCAACGAAGGACAAGCACGCGTTACAAATGTCTTTGTAAGCGCGCTTGTCACGAAGACGCTTCGGCGCTGAGTTCGTATTATGGGCCGACAAGAACGAACTGATGTTGATCACTGGCAAAGCAAGAACGTTTGTGCCCGGCACGAGATAGATTCTTTGATGCCACAGCAGTTGTGTTTTGTTGTCGCCCGCGTAGCGGTCGAACATGATGTCTCGCAAGCCCGTCAAAGTAACCTTGCGAGTTACGGTTTCCAGCCTGGTATCTGACTTTTTTGCGGTTGTCATTCATGTGACTCCTTAGCCGTGCGTGACTGCACATTCACCATGCCTGGCCAAGCTAAGCTTGGTAAGCTTGGCTGGCTCCTACTTTCGCATCGAAAGCGCGCTGACTTTAATATAACTGCGCTGCGAAGTAAACCTTGCCTAGCCTCGTTTTGCCTTGCCCGGCCGAGCCCGGCAGCGCCCTGCCCCGTCACGCCTTACTGCGCCGCGCCCAGCCACAACGATGCATTCGCATCGTCAGTCACGCTGACTTCAGTGCAACTGACGATGCGAAGAAAACCTTGCCTTGTCTCGCCTTGCCTTGCCCCGCCCAGCCGGGCCACGCCCTGCCCCGCCAGGCCGCGGCGATGCTTTCGCATCGTCAGTCACGCTGGGCTCAACGCAATTGACGATGCGAAAAAACCTAGCCTTGCCTTGCCCAGCCTTGCCGGGCCGCGCCGCGCCTTGCCTTGCCGGGCCCGGCCGCGCCCTGCCACGACGATGCTTTCGCATCGTCAAGTGCTCTGCTTTCAGAGCACTTGAAGATGCGAAGAAAACCTCGCCTTGTCTTGCCTTGTCTCGCCTTGCCTGGCCGCGCCGAGCCACGCCCTGCCCCGCCTTGCCGCGCCCGGCTCTATTTGGGATCGGCCTCTTCCGCCAAAGCGGACCGATCGCCGTGCTCAATCGGAAACTTCAACTCAAGCACGCGCGCCCACCCTTCTGGTACGCGCTTGCGCGCGATCCAATTCGATACCCGTGGCTGAGAGACGCCTAACAAGCGCGCTAGAGCGGTAACGCCGCCCGCTTTTTCAATTGCGTGCATTAAAAGATCCATCACATTTGACTATCACATTAGTGAAGTCTCGTCAACTTTTACCTTCTAGTATCGTTAAGTTATTGATTTTCAAGGGATTGTAGCCATTTCCACTAGCATCGCTAAGTTATTGATTTTTCAAGGATTTTTACCCCTTGACACGAGACATCACATATGTGATACTACAATCACAAAGAAAGCAAACAGGAGCACAGCTATGACTACTGAAAATAAATTCACCATTCACGGGATAAAAGGTGTAATGATGGAAGCATTCCTCAAGGACGGGACATTTGTCCAAAAATGGAGCGCTCAGCGAATTATCAAGGAAGGAAACAAGAGATTTAAGGCAACAATATCTCTTTCCCTAGAGAACAAAACATTAAGCATTTTTACTTTCTTGTTCGTATACAAGAGATCATGGGATTTGATAAAAGCAGGCTTCGCTTGCGAAGAAGTCATGAAATTTTTCCCAGAACTCGCTCATCTTGCAAAATGGCAGCGTAATTTAGATTACAAAGGAGACCCCATCCCAATTACCGATATCAGGATGCGCAAAGAGTTAGAGCGAGCAGGGTTCCTATGGGACACGCCAGCTCCCGCCAACTAACCAAACAAGCGGACACCTTAGGCGGGAATGCCTAAGGTGTCACAAAACGAACAGCAGACGAATGAAAATGATCGTAGAAAAAAAGCAACAACGAGTTGCGCCATTCGGATTTTTAGATTTGAAGAACAGCGAGCATTTAGCTCGCTGGAGATGGCGATGGCACTTGCAATGCGGCGGCCGCTACTGGCGCGCACGCGACCTACAAGACTTGCGATCTGAATCGCAGCGTACTGCGTACGCTGCGATATTACTGCGCCTACGCTCGGCAAAGCGATGGCTTGCCGCTCATCACTAAGAAATAGCGTGCTCGATCGCTACGCAATGTAGCGCTCGAGCACGAGCGTTAACGTACCGTGATCGTCACAGCCTGCGGTGCAGGATACGGAAAGCTCTTGCACGCTTCGTTTGAGCGTGCAGATTCCACGCCGTTAGCTACCGCCGTCACTTCCCAGCACGTCTCACCCGGCGGCAGCCCAGTGTTAACCGTGACGGACGTCGTATTGATTTCCGCAACAAGCGCTTTCTGCTCACTACGCTTGCCTTGATAGAGCCGATAAGTGATCGCTGTCTGCGAATTAATCGGCGTGCCGTCCACGTATCGTGTAGGGCGCGTAAACGTAATGATCGCTTCGCGCGCATCGTCCGCATGCGTTTGCGCGATCAACAATAAGCTAAGCGCTTGTGCTGCAAGTAATCGTCGCATTGCTCACTCCAACACTTGTAGAATTTCGATCAGTGCTCCAGGGATCGCAAGAGCGTCCGGATCTTCTGCCGGATAAACTTTCGCTACACGAACATATTCGACGATACGTGCGTCGTCCGCAATGACGCCAGCGTCGACGAGCGCATCTTCTGTACTGCGCACGAGCTTCGAGAGGTCCGGGCGTTTGTGCGGATAGCGAGCTTTCGAAGCTTTCGGTTTCGGCAGCGTAAATACCATCTTGACGCGCAATGGGCCATCCAGTGGAGCGCCCTCATACGCGCTTAATGCCGCTGCTTTAACGTCTTGCCGCCACGGCATCACATGACGAGACGACTCGATCATGATTCCGCGGCCGCGCTTGACCCCGACAAAGCGCTTACTGCCTTGTGGCGCTGGGTGTCCATACACAGTAATTCTCAGCATGCTGTCTCCAAGCACTGCTACCAACAAGGCGGCAACTTTTCCTGTCTGCTTTTAGTTTTGGGGCTCATCGAACAAGCTTTGTTGGCCTTGCATTTTGTTAGGCAAGCGTAGCCAATGCGGCAAAGGATACGGCAATCGGTCCACAGGTTCGTCGGTATTTGGCAAAGATTGATCGCCAAGAGCCTCACGTAGTGCGGCCCAACAAGCATTTAACTTGACTGCAAGTAAAGCCGCCGCTGCACGAGCCTGCTCATCTGCCACTGAGGCGGGGAGCCGAATCTCGCGTTCCAAAATTTGACGGATCTCTTGGTAATGTTCAGAAAGGTTTTCCGTCCATAAGTACCGTAAAATGGCTGGCTTGTGCTTACGAATTATAGGAACCCACTGATTCAGCGCTTTATGTTTTCCGGTTGCTCTAATGGAATCGCCGGATAAAAGCTCTAAGTGCACACCGTCGGCTCGTGCCCTACTGACAATTTCTGCTGATGTCATAAATCTACCTTTGGGCTCAATTTGAGCGCTGACAACAGCGCGGCAGCTTTCGTCGTTTTAGGTGCTATCAAACAGACCCTGCCGAATCGGTTTCCCGTTTGGCAGCACGCACCATGTCGGTAACGAATACGGCAGACAGTCTACAGGCTCGTTGGTATCGGGTAGAGATTGATCGCCTAGCGCATCGCGTAGTGCACACCACGGCGCGCCACGATTGCGAGCTAACAACGCCGTAGCTCGCCGGGCTTGCTCCTCCGCTTCGGCTCGTGACAGACCGGCGCTGAACTCCAGAATAGCGGCTCGCTCGTTGAAATATTCGAGCAAGTCTTCAGTCCACAAGTGCTTCACAATGGCAGCTTTGTGCTTGCGGAACTTTGGCATCCAGCGACGCAACGCTTCGGCGTTGCCGGTCGCCTGGATAGTTTCGCCAGACGAAAATTCCAAGCGTACGCCGTCGGCGTACGCTTGCTCGAGAAGCGCGGCAATTGCCATAAGTTACGGCGTCACAACTTCGTTCGCCTTGTTTTGCAAGGATTCTTGCTTTTGGAGCTGCTCTTGCTCCCAAGCCTCCAGAACGTCAACAGGCCAGCACTTAATGCCTGCAATGTTGACCGGAGGCGGGAATTTCCCCTCGCGAATCTTTCGCAAGAGAGTTGCTGCGCAGAATGGATATCGGCCGCGACGGGTACGCGTAGAAACGAGATCGGATTTCTTCAGGAATCGTGGCTGCATATTTCACTCCTTAACGGCATTTAGTGCTGCTCTGAAACAATTATCCTACAATTGGGTAGAAATCACTAGTGATAATAAGTGGAGCATAAAGATGACTGTTGAAAAGAAACTCTATATTCACGGGGTTAAAGGTAAAATGTCAGAAACGATGTTAAAAGATGGTTCAATTTTCCAGCAATGGAATGCTCAGCGAATTGTTAAGGACGGAAGTAAAAGATTTAAAGCCAAAATATCCCTAACTTTGGACAAAAAAGTATTTAAAATTTTTACTCTCTTGTTCGTATACAAGAGATCGTGGAATTTAATAAACTCAGGCTTCGCTTGTGAAGAAGCGATGAAATTTTTTCCAGAATTAATTCATCTCACAAAATATAACCGTACATTATTAGATACCGATCCGAAAATGCGCGAAGATTTAGAGAGCGCAGGTTTCTTATGTGACCTGCCAGTTACCAACAACTAACCCAACAATCCGCATTTACCACTCTATATTAGGCGCACCACTAGAAACATCGCCTCGCCCTTTAACGGCAGGCCGCCAGAGCCCTTCTGACGCTTTCTGAGACGCGATCGACTTCTAGGCGCATGGTGACCATGGGTCGCCATCGATCTCGTCTCCTACGGCTTCCTAGTGGCTCTGGCGTTAACCAGAGACATTAACCAGAGACATCGATGATTCGTCCTTCAACAATAGGCCGCTAAGTCGTCAGAGCCCCTCTCGCGCGTTCTGAGGCGAGATCTACTGTCGGGGGCATGAGGACTACCGCTCGCCATCGATCTCGTCTCCTACGGCTTCCTAGTGGCTCTAGCGCTAATCCGCGTCAGAAGAAGTCGACCGCCACTAGCATGTCTTCGAGCATGACGCGGTAGCCTGGTGCCCCAACGGTCGTGTCAGCAGGGACGACGACGCCGACGATTTCGTTGCCGCGGCCGATGAATTGCCACGTCATGCAGATCTGGGCTGGCGTAAGAGGCTTGCTCGCTAACACGTACTCGATGAGACGTTCAGCGTTATGCAGAGACGCGCTCGCTTGTGCTTTCTTGTCTTCGTCGACGATGCGCTGAACGATCGATTCGAACTGCGGGTAGCGCGGCGGGAAGCGTTGATGCTCAGTGCGTACTGCTGCAAGCACGCGATCGAGTACTTCGCGATCGCGAATCGATGAATCGATCAACTCGCACCAGTCGGCGGGTGGCGTTTGTCCAAAGTTCTTGCTGACTGTTTCTGCGCCGTACCACTCGATGAACTTTCTCCAGACGTAGCTCGCTTTTGCGCTTACATTCTTCATTTCCAATCCTCATCGCTGTTGCCAACTGCGGCATCAAGCGCCGCCATCATCGCGGCAAAGCTTGTGCTGTCGTTTTGCTTTTGCTTCTGCGGAACATCCCACGGCTGACGCCACGGCATATCTCGCGCAGAGAAGAATCTGCCCGGGGTCATCACGTACTGCGTGCCCTCGCGTTCTGTCGCGCGAATGTAACGTGCATAACGCTGTGCTGCTTCGAGCAGCGTATCCCAGCTCTCGCCGTTGTCGACGAGCGCGCGGCAGTAAGCCTCGGCATTGATCCAGTCTTGTCGCCCGGCGAATTTGGGGTAAGCAGCACGAATCCGCTCGAATGCTTCACGTGAAACCTTCGCTTCACGCCTAACCGCTTCCAGCGACAGAGGCTTGTTAGCAGAGTGTGACTCTGACACACACACGCTCTCACGCGCGCGCGTGCGCGCGCGCGTAGTAGATATATCTATATCTTGTATATCTATATCTTGTATATCTTGTGTATATATATTTATATCTTGTGTATTTATATTTATATCTTGTGTATTTATATTATATATATCTATATCTCTACTAGATATAGACGGCCGATTATGTAAAAAAACCCCTGAATATTGTTCAGGGGTTCTTGCCGACCCCTGAATATTATTCAGGGGTGTACCCCCTGACCCCTGAATATTATTCAGGGGTGTACCCCCTGACCCCTGAATATTATTCAGGGGTACCCCTGAATATTGTTCAGGGGTGAACGTCGTGCAGGGGTGAATATTATTCAGGGGTGAATATTGTTCAGGGGTCGGATTCAGGCTTTGCTCCTTCCCACAATTTGCCGTCTCATCCCCTAAATCCACACGCCAGCTTTCATGCAGCAGCACGTAATTGCTGCGACGACCAGCACGCTGATCTCGCCGGATGTATCCCTCAGACTCAAGCTTGGCTATACACGCAAGTACTGCCCTATCGGTCAAACAGCACATGCGAGCGATCGTCGCTACAGACGACGAGCAAATGCCGTCCTCGTTAGCCGCATAGCACAAGGCGATCAACACGAATTTGCGCGTCGCTGACAGCGGCATGCACCAAGCTTTCTGCATCAGCTCGGCATTCATGCCCGCTCCTTCTGGCGGACTTTCGCGCGCTTCGGTGCAGATTGCTGCATCGCAAAATATTTCATCAGCGGCTCGACAGTCGACAAACGCGGATTGCGCACGCCGTTGCCGCGTGTCCACTTCTGCAGCGTGTGATACGAAACCCCGGACTCCATCGCGATGACATGAAGCGGCTTCCCGCTGCTTCGAATTCGCTTCAGCAACTCATCGAACAAGCTCATCTTGGCTCCTCCTCTGCTTGACTGGCTAGTCCAGATATGCTATCTGGATCTGCTTGCAATAAGCAAGCAGGAGGTTCAATGGATCACGCGTACTTACGCGATGAAATGATCTGCTGCGATTGCGGCATTTCATTCGTGCGATCAGAAGCGGACCGTCGCTCGTATACGCTACGCAGCGAATTCTGGGGCGCGGTTTCGGTTACCGAACATTACTATCTTGCGTGTCCGGCTTGTGGGTCAGATCAAATCGAAGAAGCTTATGCAATCGAACGACTGCACTGATCCGCTAATTCCGATGTCGCTATTGCGACAAGCAATCGACCGCGGCGCAGCGGCGGATCAATTGGCGACATTGATTGAATTTCATCGGGAGTGGGAGCGCAACGAAGCGCGCAAAGCGTTTATTCGAGCGATCACACGCTTCAAAGCGAACCCGCCAGTCGTCCTGAAATCGAAGCAAGTCAATATCCCAGGTGGCGTCAAATACTCGCATGCGACGCTCGCTGAGGTTGTCGATGCCGTTTGCGCCACATTGAGTCAGTACGGACTGTCGCATCGATGGACTATCGATCAAAGCAATAACAACATCGTTGTCACATGCGTGCTGACGCACGAAGATGGGCACAGCGAACAAGCGACGATGATCGCCGCACCAGATGATTCTGGACGGAAAAATAACATTCAACAAATTGCCTCTGCCGTTACGTACCTTGAGCGCTACACGTTGCTTGCGGTAACCGGGCTTGCTGCGAAAGACATCGACGACGACGGACTGATGAGCTCAGTTCAAGTAGAGAAAATCACTCCGCAGCAAGCGGCCGATTTGCAAGCGCTTGCGGAAGAAGTCGGCGCGAATTTATCGCGCTTCTGCGCGTACATGCAGATTGAATCGCTCGAAGATCTGCCTGCGCACGAGTTCAGTCGCGCTGTTAGAGAGCTCGAAAAGAAGCGCAAGAAACCGTCCGATACCGATTCGGCATGAGACAACGAACGGACGAATGGATTCGCGCGCGACTCGGGAAAGTGACCTCGTCACGCATTGCTGACGTTGTCGCTCGCACGAAGTCTGGGTATTCGGCATCGCGCGCGAACTACGCGGCCGAGCTTATCGCAGAACGACTAACAGGAACGCCGGCGTCGTCAGGATATATAAACCCTAGCATGCAATGGGGGATCGACAACGAAGCGAAAGCGCGCATTGCATACGAGTGGCGTTACGACGCAACTGTTGTCGAAGTCGGGCTTATCGATCATCCGCGATTATCGATGTGCGCTGCGTCGCCCGACGGGCTCGTCGGCGACGATGGATTAATTGAGATCAAATGCCCGAATACATCAACGCACATCGATACGCTGCTCACGTCGACAATCGAGCATCGATATGTACTGCAAATGCAATGGCAACTAGCTTGCACAGAGAGGCGTTGGTGCGACTTCGTTAGCTTCGATCCTCGGCTCCCAGAGCCGATGCAATTGTTCGTTCAACGTGTCGCACGAGACGATGAGTTGATCGCAACGCTTGAGCAGGAAGCCTCAATTTTTTTGAGAGAAATCGACGAAACAATAGCTAAATTGCAACGCAAGTACGGAGCTTAAAATGTCTGACAAGTACGAGAGACGAGACAATAGCGGTTCACTGTTTGTGAACGACGAAAAACATAAAGATACGTCGCCAGATTATTCAGGATCGTGCGTCATCGATGGACGCGAATATTGGATTAACGCTTGGAAGTCGAAGTCACGGAAAGGCACAACATATCTGCGCATGTCTTTTCGCGCGAAGAGCGAAATAAAAAGTAACAGTGCGACCGCTAGCGGCACTGTCGACTTTGACGATGAAATTCCGTTTTAGACAACTGGGTGCATCCTGCCATGCTAAACACTGCGTTAAGCATGGGCACATTGAGAATGCACGCGTGCCTTTTCAGTGCATTTTGCGTGACATTTCACATGTTTCACGCGTCCTGCCATGTCCAATATTGACCCCCTCACCATAAGTTATTGATTTCTAAGGAATATTAGGCGCAGATAGACAGACTGGAAAATATCTTGAAATAGCCGCAAAAATGATATAAATCTATATCAGCCGAAGGCGGCATTAAGCCGCTCTGCCACTGAGGAGGGCTCATGATCTATCACCCACACCCAAGCGCATCCCAGGCTATTCGCGCGCTGCTATCACAGCGCGGAAGCGGAGCGCGGGCTTTGCTCGTGACTGGCGCACCCGGCACTGGCAAAACGGCGCTCGCGGAGCACATCGCGCGTGAGCATGGAGCGCCGTTCTTCTATGCCCTGCTCCACTCGTGGAGCGGATCTGATGACCTCTTTGCAGGGGTCAACGTTCCAGCGGCCGTGGTCGGTGATGCCGAGCGTGTCCACCAGCCCGGCGTGCTGGCGCTGGTTGCCGAAGCTAGCCACAAGCACTCGCTCGTCGTGCTGTGTTTGGACGAGCTAGACAAAGCACCAGACAGCGTTGAAGCACTGCTGCTCGATTGGCTCCAGTCGGGGCGCGTACCAGTACGCCCTGGTGAGCACCAGACCACCAGGCTGGACCGTGTGTTGGTGGTAATCACCAGCAACGGAGCTCGCCCGCACACTGACGCCCTCCTGCGCCGTTGCCGACGGCTGCGCATGCCGCCGATGGCAGAGGACCTCCGCGTGCGTCTTGCACATGAGCGTAGCGGCGCACCAGCCGGTGTGGTGCGGCTGCTCGATCGCGCATGCCAGCTCGTCGCTCGAGCGGAAGGCAACGATGCCCTCTCGCTCCAGGAAATCGCCCATGCTTGCCGCGAGGCATGGGAAGTGGCCGCCTCGGCCGAGGAAGTGGCCGAAGTGCTGCGCGCTTGGGCCGCGCGGACAGACGAAGGGGCGGCCTCTGTCTCAACCCCAGAAGTTCGCCGTCTGGTGGTGGCAATCTGGGGCGAGATCATGGCCGCGCGTCGGAGGGCGGCATGACGTCCGTCACTATGCCTATCACTTTACGCGACGTGCGCAGAGCGTGCGTGTGCACCAGCGCGCGCTCTGCTGCTGTTCTCGCTGCCACTGCGGATAGCTTGCGCGCACTAGGCGCGCATGATGCAGCCGGCATTGACCAGCTCATCAACCGCCTTGGAGCCGGTTACATCGTCATCAACCGCCCTGTCGCAAGCCGACAGGATCACGTCATCAACGACGATATGGTCGTAAGCGCGCCCGTAGGCGTCGAAAACGCCGACGCCCACGGCGGCGACGGCAACAGCGGCGAGATGGATCACCGCGCCGATACCTCTGCGACAGAAAAAAGGGATGACTGCGATAGCGCCGCGTGCGACGCTATCGCAGACACGCCCGACGGCACGCCCGAAGAAGGCGCTGCAACTGACTGCAATAATGCAGGCAGCCAGGCCGATACTGACGGCGCTTCTACCCGCGAGGGAGGAGAGATGCCCACTTGCCAGGGCACATGTGGAGGCGACGAGCCGACCAGGGAGATGGGCTCCCAACTGCCTACAACACAGACCGACGTCGACAAAGGGACTGCTGGCGACAGGCTCTCGGCTTCGGATAACGGCACTGATTGTAGGCAGCTCACGAGCGACGCCACAGCCCAAGCACATGGCGAATCGCAGTCCTTCGGCTTGGCCGAAGTGGGCGCTGCGAGCGGTTCCGAATTTTCGGAGTCTGTAGCCAACGTGGACGCCGAGTCACACGGTGCTGTTCTTAATGACGGCGGACAATATCTGTCCGCCCCAATCATTTTGCGCGCTCGCGAACAGCGAGCTATGCGTGAAACGGCATACTTATTACGCCGTCTCATTGAAAATGAGATCGGCTCGCAAGGCCGAGAAACGCCCCGTGTTAATGGGCGTACCTTGATGCGCGAGATTGTTTCGCGTCGCTGCGCAATTGCGCGCGCACGACGGCGCGAAGCTGACATGCGCGAGCTGATCATTGCTGTCGACGATTCAGGGTCGTGCGCAGCAGTCGTAAATACTTTATATTCTGTAGCACTTGCCATCGCTCATTCGCTGCCGAGCGGTAAGGCAAGCGTGCTACTGCATAGCAACGGCTATTGCGTACAAATAGCTGACAACGCGCCATGTTCACCATGGTTGAAAAAAGAAATCGAGGGAAGATCTCGACTGCTCGCTCGCCATTACTACGCTGTAAGCCAGCAAGAGGCCAGTGCAGAAATTTGGCGCGCTATCGCTAAGCGACGCCCTGGACTTGTCCTTGCAATGGGCGATCACGACGCCGACTGGGCGCTCGAAATCTTACGCGATGCCGGAAACAGCCCTATCGCAATACACCATCACGCTGTCAGCCCGAACTATGGCGGCGTGCGCAGGATCGGCCCAGTGCGCGATGCGATGAGCGCTGCGCAGGCGCTTAGTGCATTTGTTAGGAGGAACAAAAGGAGCTAAGCCATGCTATACGAAAATCAGACAGAAGCTCCATCTCAAGAGCCTTGCGCTTACTGCATGGCGCGTCCGACATGGGCTGTTACTTGGACAGCCGATGGACAACAAAATACGCTGTTTCTATGCATATCGTGCGATGAGCGCGAAATTAAAGAAATCGAAAATGACGAATGAAACAGCACGATCCTACGCTTATCTATCAGATCCGCCGTTGCAGAACTCTCTGGGCGCTAAGGCGCCCAGATTACATGGCGCTAATTAAAGCGCGACTTCGCGCGAGCGATTGCAGCATCTAGCATCGCGAGCGCTTCATCATTCGCCGCTATCGCGGCGGCGACATTTTCCTCAGTGACTTCTGTCGCTCCCCTCGCTAGCGCATCGCGCAACACAGCGGCTAGCGAAGTTGTAAGTTGCGCAATCTGCAAAATGCTGATGACTTTGCGATCATTGACTTGACTCACGTCGACGCCCTCTCTCGATTACATACCGTTGTAAATCGCTAAGCATCCGCTCTGCCATCCGCAGCTTATCTTCTGCATCTTTGGCATTGACGGCATGTGCATATCGCGCAGCATCAAGTAGCGTCCGCGCATCTTTCGCAATTTTGCGATACGCGATCGCGTCATCAGCCGAGATAAGACCAGAATCTACAGCCTCTGCCACGGATCGCGTAATCGCAGTGTGCACGTCGTACGCAGCGGCAATCCGCGCGTTGAAATTTGCGCATCCGCTAACAATGAGAATGGCGCATGCCAGTACAAATGATGTAACGCCAAGCGGCAGGCGCTGTCTATTGCGCATCATGATGCTTTCCTCATATCGAAGAAGAACCCAACAATCGCAGAAATCACGGCGCCTACTGCCGCTTGCACTTCGCTGGGCATGACGACGCCGTAGTATCCAGTAATCCACGCGATAATGGTCGCAAGCGGAACACCGATTCCGACGCTCGCGAGGGTATTGTTTGATGGCCGCATTCGATGATCACTCTATAAGATAAATTGCAGGGCAAGGGCCCGTGTCATTTGTCAACTCTGTCGGAGCAGTGATAGGCAGCGTTGACCCGGACCCTGATGCATATAGATGGCTGATAACTGTCGTCGCACCTAACGTACGGCCTAACGCCGTTTGCACAGCCTCAATAGGCAACGCACGTATAGTTGCGGCTGCCGAGCATATCAATGATGCCCAGTAGAGCACGCCAGGTTGAAGGGTTAATGACAAGTATCCGGTCTTATCGCCGGTCGTTCCTGTGTCTCTCACATTGTGGATCTGAGCAACTCGAGTCCCCGGGGTATCATTACCGTTAACTTGCGTGTTGTTGTAAATGCCGAAATTAGCCGCTCCCGCGGTAGCTGTTGTCACACTAATACGCAAAGCAGAAAGCACAGTCTGTCGCGGTACGGCGAGCGGCACGAAATATTGCCGCGACGGCGTTAACGCCAGTGTCGTAAGTGGTGCGCCTGCCATATCCCCAACGATCTTAGGTGTAGCTAATCGTTTTGGATATGCCATCCCTAAATAATTCGGCGGCGAACCACCGCCACTACCGGGTAGCGTGTCGGTAGGACGCAGTTCCTCGATGCGCCCGTGATAAATGCAGAGCGGCCGTTTTTCTGCCATGGCCTACTCAAGCAGATAAATCGCAGGGCAAGAGTTCGTGCCGCCCGATATCGATATCGGAGCTGGATTCGGCAGTGTCGATCCGGATCCGTTTGCATACAGATAGCTAATGACGGCAGTGGTGTTCGCCGCACGGCCTAACGCCGTCTGCACCGACTCAACAGGCAGCGCACGTACAGTTGCGGCCGCCGAGCATATCAGCGAGATCCAGTAGAGCGTTGCGGGTTGGAGGGTAAATGACAACGACCCAGTTTTATCTCCTGTCGTTCCAGTATCCAGCTTCGCGCTAATCTGGATGAGTAGACTTCCCGGCGCATCATCATTGTAGCTTATCGTGTTGCCATAAATGCCGAGATTAGCCTGCCCAGAGGAAGCTGTTGTTACACTCAAGCCCAGCCCAGAGAGTACAACTTGCCGCGGGACAACAAGCGGCACGAAATATTGCCGCGACGCCGTCAGTGCAACAGTCGTAAGCGCTGACCCTGACGTATCGCCTACGATTTTCGGCGATGACAATCGTTTTGGATACGGCAACCCTAAATTCGGCAGAGACCCACCGCCAGGCAGTGTGTCCTCTGCGCGCAATTCCTCTGCGCGCCCGTTATATAGGCACAATGGACGCTTTTCGGCCATGGCTTTACTGACTACGCCAGAATGATGGCGTCTTCAATTTCTGTGCTGATGCTCGTCGCCGATACTGCAACCCCAAGGAATTGCACGACGTTTCCGCTCGCAGATGGCGGCGTTTCAGTCGCAGCACCCGGAGTCGTCGCCGACAAATACTGTCGCGCACCCGGCGTACGGCCAGTTACTTGTGTGTTTTGTCCTTCGAAATAGACCGTCGCATTGTTGCCGCTCGCAACAGCCGCAAGTACGAACCCATGCGCTTCTTTACCCGCCGTCGATGCATCCGCTTTGCGGACGCGTGGGCTGCCAGACACGTTGTGAATATTGACAAAGTCGCCAGCCGCTAACGCCTCGCTCGCTTGGATGGTCGCAGTATCCGCGCCGATGCCGACCGGCATCACAGAAGAACTAAGGCGCCCGGTCGAATCAAGCGCCACAATCTTCCCATTATCCGATGCACCTGCGCTGTTAACGGTTGCTTCGCGCTCTTGCTGGCGCCCGTTAACGAGTGCGATGTATTTATCGGCCATGTCAGTCTCCTTGTTTGCCTGCGATTAGATGCTTAATTTGGCGGCAGGATAGATTGCCGCGGTGAAATAATGATCTTGTTGGGCGCAATGGCAGTGGCAATGATCTGCACCCACCCGCTAGTTGGCGGCGTCTGAGTAAGCATCCCGTTATCGCCCACCCATATCGGACCTGCGGCCCAATTCCACGACGACTCGGTCATCTCTCCGCTTGCTTGGACAACAACCGGCTGTCCTGCAACGGCCGCGTTAAGCGTAATGCCAATTACGGCGTCAGCATCGCCATTGTCAAGACGGACCGGATAACGTGCCGCACCATTATTTGCCACAACCACACGATGCCCGCTTAATGTCTCGGCAGCCACCAGCTCAATGGTTTGAGCACCTGCGCTCCCTGGAGGCCCAGGAGGCCCTGGAGGCCCTTGCACTGCCGCTGTCGTAACGACGACAGAGGATTGCGGAGTCACAACGACGGTGTACTCGCTCATTTAGTCGCCTCCGCTCGAACGATAACGTACCCCCAAAGCGGACTATCGACTCGCCCTGTCGGCCAGACAATCTCCATATCCCAGAAATAAGTCGTCACTGGACCTATTACAGGAATAGCAGCTGTCTGGGCGGCATCTAACTCTAAGCGAATCTGCGGCGATGCAACAGTACACGCGAAAATTGCAGCCGGCGCATCATCTGTTATTGCTTTTCTAATCTGCGCGCGAGCGATCGCGCCCGTGAGATCGACGGGAGAACCGTCGGGGTTCGCAAGTGTGATGTCCATTGAGAAAGACGCGCCCTGCTTAACGCGAAGATCGAGCTTCGCTCCATGCGAACCAATAATGCTCATGGCATGAGCTCCTTCGTCCCTGCAATCGGACGAATCATGAGCGAGTGTTTGTCGCGCCCAAGCACTGATCGAAGCTTGTTCATTGCCACTCGGCTGTCGACGAGACACTGCGCCTTTTCATCACGGCGCATCCCAACCGCAATGCACCCGATGACGTCGGATACAAAATTACCAGCATGAATCAAGATGGCAGACCGCCCCCACCGCTGCCCTTGCGGAATTTCAAACGGCTGGTAGTAAACACCGAGCGTACGATTGATCAGCGCGTACGTATCCGGGAACGTCTGCGAGCTATGAGGAATGAGATCGTATTTGCCATCCGGCACGCACGACTCGCGCCGTACACCACCAGGCCCTGCCGGATTTTCTATCCACGGACGCTCGAGCGTTTCTAGCACTAAATCGCCGACGCGCAGCACGCCGAACGTACACGTCCGCAAATAGGCAACTCGTACGATCTCAATATCCATGTGAGATGCTCGACTAAATTAACCCTGTCTTGGCGGCCACAAATGCGATAGCGGCAATAGCTGCCGCAGTCAACGCATTGATCACCCAATCTGAAGTGCGCAACTTGATAGGCTCTAGCGCTTCAATCTTTCGCAGCCGACAGTCAAGCTTCTCGATCATATCTGTGAGCTTCGTTAACGTCGCCGCAGTCGTCACTTGCCGCTCCTCAATGAGCGAAATACGGATCACCGCCGACGTGAGATCGCGAATGCTCACTTTGATTTCGTCGACGTCTTGCTTAACAGCCGATATCTGCTCGGCAATCAATTCGAGTCGTTCTTCTGCCACTGACATGCTCGCTCGTATTCCTTCGGTAATTGTGCCCCGCGAAGTTCAGCTTCAAAACTTAAACGGCAATGTTCCCGCTGTAATGGCCGGAACAATAGATCGATGATCGGCCGTAAAATGCGGCCAGAAATTCGGCCTTTCTGTTCGAGCCTATACACTCCGGCACTGATAGTTTCGTCAGGGAACCCCTTACCAAGGGTCAAACAGACCCAAAGCAATTGATCTAGCGCTGTCAAAATATTAAGCAATCGAGTCTTCACAGCGAGTCAAATTGTGAAACAGCAGAATCGCGTACTGAACGCGCCTCTCCAATATTGCCAGCCGCATCGATCGCTAGCTTTGATCCGATACGGATCGCCTCGACGGCAGCCGCGACAGCAGCCCACTGGTCCCTCGTGGCTCGAATAAGATTCGCCATAGCAGATACCGTAATGCCACGCGCCTGCGCTTCCGCAGTAAGAATCGGATAGCCGGAAGTATCTGCTGGATAACCGGCAGCGACGTAAGCATCGGCTTCCGCCGCTTTCATCATGTATGTTGCCTCTTGTCCGGGCCCAACGCTGATATAACGGGAACGCGCCCGCCCTGCAGCTTGATCAACTTCAAGCTTCATCAATTGTTTGAAATCATCAAGCGCGATCGGGTGAATATCCGCCGGATCAACCGGTCTGCTTTCCGTATTGCCCGTCTCAAGATCAATGACTAAGTCCATCACCCAAGCCCTCTTACAATCGCGAAATTGCCGGTAAATGTGTCAGTGCCATTTTGTGCGCCAAATCTCATGCGATCAGCATTGACGCACTGAACGCGACAACTGCCAAAAAATGCCACTTGGCCGTTTGAATTGGCACCTACGAGCGAGATGCTCCACCAGTTGTCATAGTTCCTTTGTAAACGCGCTGTTAGTGAAAACAACATGTTACTCCAGCCGCTCGGAATGAGCGCGCCAGCACTATTCGACAGCGTGATGATGTCGAATCCAGAAGCTGCCGATGACGCACCAAAATATCCGGATGTCACAAAGCCCGACGAATTGCCAATTTGAATTATTGGATATCCGGAATTGCCGCTTGACCCCTGGAACGATGCGGAGAACTCAATCCAATTGACATTGGAAAGCCCAGTAAGCGTGAGAAATGTCGTTGCAGTCGGCACTTGATTAACAAAGTGCCCAATATTCGGCACGCCCAACGTTGCACGTGCCGTCGCCGCGTCTGGGTCATCAAGCAACGTGCGCATGTATGCCGACAACGGCGTCGTGCTCGCTGTCGAAGCTCCTGTGAAATAGGCAAAACTATCGGTCGCCGGCGACACGCTTCCGAGTGCATTAAGTGCTGCCGTCGCAGTCGCGGCATTCAACGTCGCACGGGCAGTAGTTGCATTCGGATCGTCAAGTAGCGTGCGCATAAAACCGGACAAAGGGGTCATTTGAATTTGCGTCGACCCGTCGATGTACAACATCTGATCCGGTATCGGGATCACACCAGCAAGTTGCGTCAAAAACGCATTTGCTGGCTGGAACCCGAGATTCGGCTGGTTAAGCCACCCAGCATCGAACCATGCGCTGTTTGCGCCATTGCGTATCTTGAGCTTGCCCGTCCATGTGTCTGCCCAAAGCTGGTAGGGATAAGACGGCGAAGGGGCAGACGTCCCAGCGTTAAGCGTCGCAATTGCCTCCAATGCAGCGTTCAAGTCTGCCAGAAACGACGCGCCAGGTTGATCTGCAATGTTATAGTCGTGCTGCGACATGACGTTTACCCTTAATAACCTTTCGCAATGTAATCAAACGTGCGAGATACAGGAAGTCCTGCAGCGTTGCGAAACACAACATCAAAACCGCTTACGCTTCGGTTCGAGATCTCGTAATAATCGCCAGTCTGCATATTGGACGCAGTGATTGCAATTGCGTTCAATGACTTAAACGGCCGACTGAATGTCACCGTATACACGCCTGCGCCAGATACAATCCCGCCAGCTTGTTCGGTCCGGTCTGGCATATCGACAGAGACCGACAGTTCGCGAACCACGATATTATGAGTTTGCGATTCCGATTCGAGCACAAGGCGGAATTGAAACGCACGAGCCGTCCAGTCAGCGACAGAAAAACGACGCCACGGGCTCCATGTCGGCGACCCAGCAGGATTGTCATTCGTTGTGCGCACATACAGCGTTGCCGTCACGTCATCTACTTTCTGTCCAGAAATCGCTGGCCACAGAGAAACGTTATCTAGCCGCTCGCTGATCAAATCAGCCTCATCGATCGCGTCGACGAGCAAACGCGCCGTAAGCCGTGACGTATACACCGCGCCAAGATCTACAGTCGTCGCCGAAATATATTCGCCATAAGAACGCACGCCACCAATCAACGAAATGCGCGGCCACTGACTAACGTTATCTTCGCGAGATCCAATGTTGTAGTTTGCATCGAGCTTAATCCCGCCCCAGCTGGTGCCGTATGCAACACCGTTCTTTACTCCAGACCAAGATGGATGCTCCAACACCGTCTCTACGACGTTTAACGCGATGACTGACGGCGCATTCGTCGAGACATACGTTGCATCCACGCTTTCGTTGCCACTCGAATCGACCCACTTCGCGAAATACGTACCGGACAGTAACGGCAGCACCGCATTTGTTGCAGACCCAGGAATTGCCACACTGATGTCAACTGCATTCTCCCAAGTCGCACCATCGATTAACGGGGAATGACGCACACGCAATCGTCCGCCAACGAGTACGTCTAAATCAGGCGACGCATCGAATGTTAGATGCGCTTGACCGCCAATAGCGGCCAGATGTAATCCTGACACGCTCGCTGGCGGCAGTGTCTTGCCGTAGACCGCAACAAGCGTTTGCGCTTCTGAAGATCGCCGCCCGATTGCGTTAACGGCAACGATTACAATCGAATAAGTGCCAGGCTCAATCGGCGCAATGTCGTAAGACGGCGCTTCCACATTGGCCGTCTGCCAGTTACCGCCGTCGACATTTCGCCACGACACCTCATATCTGACCGCACCGTTAGATGCGACCCAAGATACGGATAGCTTTGCACCAACAAGACCAGGCCCGATCAGATATAACGCCTCGGACGTTTGAATGTTGATCGGCGGCGAGGGAGGCGCGGCAGAAATTGAAGAAACCGGCAGTGGCTGCAATTTAAGGTTTTGTTCTACTGCAGCGTATTTATCCGGACGGTGAGCAAGTGCAGTCACCTCGATGATGTTCCCAGGTTCTACCTCGCACACCCTAACTACGCGCCAGGTAGTCGGCACGAGATTGGACGCAGCGAGCACCCAAACTGCTTGCGCTTGCGGGGCGGCGGAAAATGCCGGCGACACAGCAAGTGTCGTTTGAGATCCTGCCACAGTCGTTACCGTGCGCGTTTCGACCGCGCCGTTCGGCAGTTGTACAGAAAGCTGGTAGTTCTTGCCGACTTCTATAACTATTGGCGCATCCAGCGTAACGCTGCTTGCTGTTGCAGATACCACGCGGCCGCCGAAACGTTTTCCAGATCGGAACGGATCCTGTACTTGGATCACTGCGCCAGGATAGAGATAGACACCTTCTAGCCCACAGCGGAATGTGACCGTCTCGGTCTCCATCCGCTCGGTGTAGAGTAGCCACTTACCGACACGGTGCGCTTGTCCGCGCGATGTGCAACCAACGGCTACAATTTCCGTTTCTTGTACGCCATAGCGAGCGATCCCTTCCTCATCTTCGACGTATTCGATCTTCTGGCGATACATGTCCGCCGGGTCGTTCCATGCGACAAGTGCGACAGTATGCCGACTTTTGGCGCTTGATCCCGAATAAACGAACTCGCCGTTAATCACATTAGACGCCGTAAATAGCGCCACAGGATCAGATGGCATGTCTGCGACGGCAGTCAGCGCGCCCTGACTCCACCACACCATGCCACGAAAAATCGACGCTAACTGCCCGATAACAGCAAACGCTTCCTGCCTATTTTGTAGGTACAGATTGCACGTAAAGCGCGGCTCTAGACCGCTGAATCCATCAGGCACCAACTCGTCGCAATATCGCGCTATCTCATAGAGCATCCATTTGTCGACTTGCGACTCGTCAATGTGACCGCCCAATCCGTATCGTTTATTGGTGATCAGATCATAGAAGCACCACGCGGGATTATCCGTCCATGCAGTCTTAAACGTGCCGTTCCATATGCCGCTGTAGCTGCGCGTTATAGGGTCGTAGTTCACTGGCACGCGCACGCGCAGTCCCTTAATGTCGTATCCGCGGCTGGGAATACGATTGAATTGCTCGGCGTCTATTTGTAGAGCGACAAGCGCAGTGTTCGGGTAGGCAAGCTTTGCGTCGATAATTTCCGTATAACTGTCCCAGAACGTCTTGTTCTGTAGATTCTCTGTACTGCTATCGTCAGTTACGCGAACAACGCGGATATTCCACGGCCCCGGCGGCGGAAGATCGATACGATAGCTACGTTGGTAGCGATTGCTCGTTTTGCCGTTAATGACAACCGGCACATAAGTAAGCCATCCGCTGCCGTTGTTATCGACGTCTATCGTTAATGCGACGCTCGTGCCTTTGATGTCCCCGCTTTTCAAGCTTTGATACGCAAGCCTGGGGACGGAGATTGTCACGCGTACAGCGTTGACGTTTTGATTGGTGATTGATCGTACAACGGGGTTGTTTTTCTTGACTTCGACAGCTACCGGCACCTCTGACTCAACAGAAGCGAACCCCGGGATGTAGCCTTGTGACTGCGTGCCGTTACGAGTGATAACCTGTACGTTTTGGAATAAAACGCTGCCATCATTCCCAATGATGGGCGTCTCATCGAGATATACTGAACGAAGCCCGTCAACGAGCCCCTCGATTTCCCCTTCTGAAATCGCATCGACGATGCGCGCGTAAGCACGCGAACGAAGCGTGTCCGGGCTGATGTCCGGGCCGCTCATGGCGCGTACTCCTCTGCAAACATTCCCGCAGATATGACGTGCGAGCCGACGATAAGCCGCCCGTAACAAACAGGAACAGGATTCCCCTGCGCTGTCGTATTCACTGGGCCATCGAAGACATAACTCGGCTTATTCTCCACTGGATCTTGAGCCTTCGGCTGCGGAGCGAGCATCTGCACCACACCGCCGATTGTGAGCGCCATTCCGACAGTCGTTGACAAGTATCCGGCAAATGTGACACCGCCAGCAGCCCATGCCGACGAAAACGTAAGTCCCGCACCACCAGTCAGAATGCCAACACCAATGAGCGCAGCACCCAAAATAACGCTCTTAACTCCTCCAGCTCCTGCCGTTACCGGCACGATCTTAATGGCCGCGTCTGCTGGGTACGCGATCGTCTCAAGCGTGCGCGGCGTATTGCCGACTAACACGCGATAGCCTGGGCTCGAGTGCTCAATGAGATAGGCGCGGAAGCCTTCCAACGTTACCGATAGCGCACGAACAGCTTCCGCTGGGCTGCGCACATCGTACTCATGCCGGTGCCCGAAACGTTTCCCCAAGTGGCCGTACAACAACACGATCATGCGAGGCTCCTGTGCCTAAACGCGTGCGTCGTGACTTTGCGCCACATGCCACTGTAGACATCGCGACTCGAAAGCCGATTGTGACAGTGATGGAGCAAATATCCGTCAGCATCGATCACGCCTAGATGATTCGGCACCGGCGATGCAATCTGCATTAACAGCACGTCATGTGCGCGCAGCGCCTCAATGGGCACTGCGAGAAATCCAGCATCGTCGAAGTGTTCTAGGCAAAGATTCTGCCCTTTAAGCCACCAATTCTCCTCTCGTTGATAGTCCGGCAAACTGATGCCGAGCATGGCGTAGTAGTCGTGCACGAGCGCGTAGCAGTCGAGCACGCCATGCACGAATGGACGGCCCACAAGCGGTGGCACGTAGTTATCAGGCTCTACGATTCGATACGCCCCGGTTGGCCACGAGACAATAAGCCATAACACGCCCGTTTTGCCGCACATCACACGGTCGGTATCAGAAGGATCTGGCGAAAGGTTCGGGTGACTGTGACAGATAGCTACCACGTCGCCAGCATCTTCTGCGGCAATCTGATCTTCAGGATGAATGGCAAATTCCCCATCATCCGCGATATTGCGGCATGGCCAATAGATGAGCCGCCCTTTCACCACTACAGCCAGACCGCAGCATTCGCGCGGAGCTTCCTTAGTAGCGTGCTCCATGACATCGGGAACGATCGATTCGATCGGAATCATCGCGTCAACCCAGCGCCAGGAAACCCGCCGAATGGCAGCACGGCATATTCACCAAAACGCAGCTTGCACGATGCCAGCCGCTTGCCGCATTGATCTCGTGCCGGATCATTTGTCGGGTGATCGTTGATATCCGCGACCGGGCCGCCGGTATAGCCGCACTCTGTCGAGCGATAACGCCAAGTGCAAACGTTCTGCACGATCTGACGACGCGGCAACATGACACCGGCTACATCGAATGCGGCGGACAGCTCCCACTCGATGAATACGGCGTTTTCGTTCGCTTTGCGATCAACAAACCAAATCTCGCGATCGAGATACTGGTTAGGGTCTGCCTGCGGGTTCCCTCCGGCAAAATTGACCGCATCGAGATACTTGACGAATGTGCGCGTGCGCGTGAGCTTTGCGCCAACGAGATCGTTAAGCGCAATCGCCATTACTCCCAAGACACCTGAGACGTTCGCCGCGCGAATAATTGGGCGCGGCAACCTCCCTTGTCCGGAACGTTCGAAGCCGGATGCTTCGATCGGATAGCGCACATATGCATTGCCCGCCCAAACGATGTCATTTCCTAACTCGTTAGGTCCATGTGGCGTAAAGCGCAGCACATCCACGCCACCGATGAGTGTCGTGTCTAATTCGTAGAGTTCAACGATGGCGCCCGGCTCAAGGCGTTGAGTGTCTGCACGCGCGGTCATGTCCAGACTTCATCGAATACGGCGTCTAAATCTGCGCCAGACCCCGACCCATACCGCACCGACCACTTGCGGCAAACGAACTTTCCGGGCTGATGATCGAGCGGCGTCCAGTCGAACGATTCAACGCCTGCGCGTGCACGAAGGAATTCCTCCGCCGCTTTCACGGTGTCGATGTTGGCAGATAGACGCACAGCAAACGATCGCACCACCGAGCGAAGGCCGGCAGCTGCACGCTGCTCGTAACCATCGCCAAAGCGCGCAACACGCACCTGAGGCGTTACTTCTAACGCGCTATCGACCGCAACTGGCCACGTCCACGTCGCCATTTCACACCACAGACAACAGCCCGCCTGGGCGCTTTTCTGAGATCAGCACGCCACGAACAGCCGCCTCAATGCGGCGGCCAAGATCGGCAGCCGCCTGCGTATCGCCCTGCACGCTCCCGCCTTCAGCATTGACTATGACGCTGACGTTGTTCACCACACCGCCAACCTGCGGGACAAGTCCGCCAGAGGCAAATGCGAGACGACCACGAGCGATTCCTGGCGGCAGCCGCAGTCCATTGATCGCATCCAGTAGCCCAATGCCAAACCGCCTCACAGCCTCACGGCGAATGACGTATTCACCTGGCGTGAGCATCGCTGGCACCGTGTCACTTGTGCCACTGCCGGGCACCGAGCCGCCAGATGCGAACTTAAGGATTTTCGAGAAAAATTTACCGATTCCGCCGCCGCTGCCGCTGCCGCCGCCGCCAATAAAGCCAAAGAGCTGTTCTGCGAAGCGTTGTGCGAGGATGCGCTGTATTGCGCTCAAGACCGACCGTGCGAAGTCGGCGAAGGCTTCCTTAGCAGACTTCGCTCCGGTGCTGATGCTCTCGAACATAGACACGAATGCGTCCTTCGCAGCCGTATCGATGCTAGCTGCAATCGGATCGACGACGTCTTTCACGCTTGCAAGTTCGTTCTTCCATGCTTGCACGCGCGTCACTGCCTCCGGCCCAATTGCCTGGGCGGCGGCCTCCATCTTCGGTAGCAGCTCATCAAGCGCTGCGGCGGCTTCATTATGAGCAGCGGCGATTTTTTCCTGAGCCTCAGACGTCGTGATTAGACCCTGGGCTTGCTGGATATTCACCGACTGCTCGATGTTGCGCATGTTCTCCAGCGCACGCTGCCATTGATCCTCCAGCGCTTGCAGATTGCGCTGCGCGGCTTCCACATTAATCAGCTTGTCGATGATCGCGACGCCTGCCGCATCGCCTTGCGCTTCAAGCCTCGCCCGCAGATCACGGTAGCTGCGCTCAACAGCAGTGCGGCGGTCTGCATCGGTTGCCGAGCCTGTTATTTCAGCAAGTTTTAAGCGTGCGTCTTCGAGCGCGTCCGCAAGCTCGCGCTCAGCTTTCGCTGCGGCGCGTGCATTTGCTTGCTCAACGGCAGCACGCCGATTGTTAAGCACAATCAGCTCGGCTTCCAGTCTGGCAACCTCGCCTTTTGCGCGGAGGCGTTCCGCATCATCAGCGCTTTGTGCTGCAAGGCGGCGTTGCTCAGACAACAACGCCTGTGCGCGCGCAATTTCAGCGTCAATTTCGCGCTGCTCGATGTCCGTTTTCCTGGCGTAGTATTCGCGGATCGAGATAAGCCTATCCTCTAGCGCAGCATCGAGTTCCGCTTTCTGCCGCTGCAGGCCGTCCTTGATAATCGAAAGCTCGGCGCTTACTCGCTGCTTCTCGAAAGCCAGCGTCTTTGACGCCTTCTCATTGTTAAGACGGCTAAGCAATTCGTCATCTACTTGAACAGCCGGCTGCTTACCTTTGGCAGGTTTTGGATTGAATATGCTGTCGTAAAATTCGGAGATCTCTTTTACCTGTCTTTTGATATTAGCTCTCAGCTCGGCGAATATCGCTTTAACACCTTCAAAATTAAGCTTGAGCGCTTGCGTCCTCGCAGCAAAAAGAGCGCCGATAGTTTCGCTGAATACAGCAAATGCTTTTGTGGCAGCGAACGCGACAAGCGCTACAGACTTTAGCGCGGCAGCGACCCCGTTGATAACGAAACGAATCCCGTCAAGAACAGAACGCAAAACACCGCCTTGCTTGGCAGAATCGACAATGCGCTGCGCAAGCTGACTCAATAATGGCAAGAAAGCCTCGGCTATTTGATTACCGACGCTCTTAACAATGAGCTTGATTTTATGGAGTGCGTCGTTGAACTCTTCGGCATGCGCCGAAGTATCGGTACCAATCTGCACGCCAAGCGCTTGCAGTTCTTCTGTAAGCGCGGCAATACCATCACGGCCCTGATTGAGAAATGGAATGATATCTGTGCCAGCTCGACCAAATATTTGCAGTGCCAATGCCGACTTTTGCGCGCCATCCGGCATCGCCTTAAATCGTTCGGCAAGATCAATCAATACCTGATCTGTAGCCCGCAGCGTGCCGTCCTGATTTTTAACTTCTACGCCAAGAGCTCTGAACAACTGTCGCGCATCTTTCGCGCCAGTCGCTGCAGAAAACATCGCATCCGAAAGCCTACGCAGGCTTATCTCTAACGATCCGCTAGAAATGCCTGATTGTTCCGCAATCGGAATTAATAACGACAGCTTTTCAACGCTTACGCCGACGCGCTGTGACATTTTGTACAGCGCATCGGCTGCATCGATACTCGACTTGACAAATTTCGAAATCGATGCTGCAGCAACAGCAACGCCTATGCCGGCAATCGCGCTATTGACACGACTGGCAACCTCAGCAAGGCCGCTTAGCCTACGCTTGACAGAGTCAATCGCAGTTCTAGTCTGGTCGACGGCCGTGATGAGTAGTTTGACGTTGTTCTCAGTCACACGCGCCCTTTACGCATCAAACGTCTTTAACCAAGCCGCCCACGACTTGTCATCAGACTGCGCTGCACGATAGGCAATCGATGCGTGCAGCAAACGCTCACGCTCTAGACGCGCCGCAACGGTCAAGAAATCGCGCGCCAACGTCCACGGCATCGCCATTACAGCGTTGAAATCAAACCCGGCCGCGATTAGCCTGACGACCCACTCGTGCCACCAGAGGTGATTTCCCCGATCCTTTCCGCTGCCTCTGTGAGCTTCGGCAGCACCAGACGGACGAAAAAATCCGTATTTACCTCGAGCACGCGCAGCGCAAGATCAACGAGCACGTCGGCGTTTTGTTCTTCTAGCCATTTGCGATCTACGCCTGCGCCGATCGCAGTAGCAGTAATCACTGCGCTTGCGTTGCGCGCAAGCGCTGCGAGAATGTCGCCATTCGCCAGATCACGAGCGATCGGTTCTACAGCAGCAAGGAATGCCGGCAGATCACGAACCTTTACCGGCGTGATGCTCGACGGAATCATGGCCTATTAGCCTTGAACGATCAGTCGTCCAAACTGCCCAAGCGCGCCAGTCTCTGGCTTCGTCAGATCGGCAAGCACACGGCCAGATAGCTCGAACTTTTGCAGATCCTCGCTGATCAGCGACAAGTCCTTTGTCGGCTGAATTGCTACACGATACAGATCGATAATTACGGGGCTGTTCGCGTCAGCAGTGTTGATGCCATCAAAGCGCAACCACACCTCAGGCTGCGCACTCTTAAACATAGCTGTGCGTTTAGCTGCACCGTAGGCATAGTCCACCTTGAACGGTTGAATGTACGGCCCGCCAGTAGTGATGTCGTTGAACCTGATAGCGCCCTGGTTAGCAAACACCGTGTACTGACTGGCAGGAAGCGTCTTCGGCGTTGCCGAAGAATCCCTGATAACCACGCTGGAAACGAACTGATTAGCCAGGATCCGAATGTCGCCTGCGGTTACCCCAGTAGCGAGCTGCTCGTTAGTTACGTTGCCAGAAGTCGTCGTGCTAGTGACACCATAGAGCGAAAGCTCCAAGTTCTCAGCCGAGAACTCCTCCAGCGTGCAGGAAAATTCGCCGTCCTTGCTTTTGATGAGCTGAAGATCAGTCAGCCGTTGGCCGCTGTACGATTCCTTGTGCTCGATCGTTTCCGTGTTCAACGTAATTTTGAGATCGGGTACGTTACCAACCCAGCGCAGCGACAAAGGATTGCCATTCGTGTCACGTTGCGCGAGATAGACGCGCCCTTGTCCGGAAAAGTAAGCCATAACTGTCTCCTATCCTTGCATTGTGAGATCTGAAATCACGGTCCGATACGTTATCTCGTACCGCGCTGGGATAGATGCTAAGAACGTTTCCAAATAGTCACTCTGATAATCGACCGTCTTTTCCTCAATCTTCAGCGTCAGAGACGACAAGACAGCCGACGTCATCACTGCATTGTGCAGCTTAACGATTCGATCATCAGCGACAGCGAACGGATCCGTAGACGCAGCCGATAGCGATTCGACACGAATCGTCAGCATACGCTCGGACCGGTCATTGGCACGCCGAATAACGCCATCTGATTCGACAGAGACAATGACAACTTCGCGCACATCAGTGAGCGCATAAGCAGGCTGCCGAACGACAGGAACCGGCGATACGGCACCTTTCACGGCATCGATGAATCCGCGCACGATCTGCTCGCGCACCGAATACATCCTAAGCCTCCCTAAGCACCGCGACCGTCACAAGCGGATCGCTGCGGTCAACCTCGGCGATAACAAAAGAAATGCCGCCGACAGTGACGTAATCACCGACGGCGGCAAAGGGCACAGCTGAGGAAGGGAACAAAAGTGCCGGGCGGCCGCCACCCATGCCAAGTACGGATTCGTACTTCTCATCGTAGATTGCGGCCGTCTCGACGCCAGCAATTGTAACCGGCTGCGAGAAGTCCGCAAAGAACGGAGCGGCGATTTCCTGGAACATCACTTAGCATCACTATGCGTGCGCTTGCGTACGCCTTGATCTTCCTGATTGTTCAAGCGATTTTCAGCTTTTGTCGGTTCTGCTCTGCCCATTCGCACCAGCAGATCGGCATCAAGCAACGAAATATCGCCAGGAATCAAAGCAATCTGCCCAGCCTCGTAATATTTACCCGAGGCTAGGCAGCTGCTCAGGATGCGAATCGCTTCCATCATTAGACCGTGACCGCATCAACCATTGCCGAGAACGACTCAGGATGACGCACGGCAATGTCTACATCCTGCAAAGCAACAACACGCACGGTGCCAGAAGTAGAGCCCGTGTACGGATCGACCATCAAATCGAGCGTGCCCCACTGACCGATGATCAGATCGTTCCAATTGCCAAAGATGATCGCCGACAAGTTCGAACCGGTGCCTTTCGTCAGGTTTGACGGCACTTGATTCGAGACTACCGCTCGATAGCCGTTAACCATGCCCTCGCCGTTGGCCATCGTCTCCCAAATAAAGTCGTTCCCGTACGTGGGAACCTTCTGGACAGTCTTCAGCTTGCCGCGCACCTTGGCATTAGTGAGATAGGCTAAGTTACCGATAGCTGCATTCGCGATGGCAACCTGAGTCTCCAGATCGATCATGTTTGACCAAGTCGGCACGGCACCGTTGGCACCACCAGCAACCACACCAATGCCGGTCGTGTTAAGAATGCCTCTCGGCTGATTGCTCGCACCGGTACCAGCGATCGCCGCACGGTCAATTTCAAGAGCCAATACAAGCGCCAGATCACGGCGAACAAACGCCTCAACATCGATCGAAGACTGAATCAACAGCTTACGGCTAATATCCGTAAACGCACCGACAGTCTTCGGCGACATCGTTACTTGATCAAACGCCTGCTGGCTTTCTGTCGGCGACCCAGATTCCGCCACCCAGTAGGCAGTTGCAGCTCCAGTCTGACGCGGAATCGCAATGTTTCCATTCAATCCGGTCAAGTACTGCACGCCAAGATTGGTCAATGCCAGGCTGTTACGCAGCAAATCGATAAAACTCTGCGCCAAAAGCAGCGTATCAACCGTATGCCCGCCTGCCGTCGCGGGGCTAACAGTCAAGTCTCGCTTCTGCACTTCCAGCGGAACATAAATACCGCGTGCAGACTTTCCGACGCGCTGCGCAACTGCTTCAGAACACTCACGCTCGAATGCCGCAGCTTCCTGCGCTTTGCGATCTTGAGGGTTGGCCAGCGCGTTAATGGCGCGAAGGAAACTAAATTGCCGCGCTTCCTTATCCGTCATGCCAATTTCGGCAGTCGGTTGCGGAGCGCTCGCCACTTTTTCGAGGATCATCTGCTTAAACTCCTCAACGGTTTTACCAGCGCGCAGCGCATCCGCAGCTAACTTTTCACCGCCAAATTTGGCGAACATCTCACCAATCTTGATGATTTCCGCAGCGCGCTTGGCAAAGTCATGCGCTGCCGCTTCGGCGGCCTCACGCTTGATGACCTCGACGTTGACATCAGACATTTCTTTCTCCTTCACAATCTCAACAATCGGCGAATCCTCATTAGCTGATCGCCCAACCCCAATAGTTGTGTCAGCCGGTACTGCAACGAGCGAAATCTCCAGCGGCTCCCAGTCCGTGACGCGGTATGTCTCACGATCACCAACGACCGTTTCCAAGACGGCCTTGTGGATCTGATAGCCAACGCTGACATTGCGCACGATCCCATCCTGCACCTTCTGGAAGATCTTCTCCGACTCGTCGTCTCTCCCAAAACGCACTACGGCCCGACCTACCCGGTCGGCGCCGATTTCGACGGACTCGATAACCCCAACTTGGGAACGAATGGAATTTTCGTGATCAATCAGAAGCGGGGCGCCAGATCGCAAACGATTGAGACGTACGCTGCCTGGGCTATGGTCGAGAATTTCGACGCCCCACCAGCGCTCGTATGGTTGCTCACTGGAAAACGCGAGTTTGACTGTGCGCTGCTCGATATCGACAGCGCGATCAAGAGTTATCGCGCGCGTAACGCGCGTGCCTGACTTGATAGTCTTTTCCATGGCGGAAAGTAGACACCGCCATTTTGTCTCGTCTCAAGGAGAACACGAGACTATCAAGTAGCCGGCTTGTTTTCGGTTGATGTCTGGCTTGGGGTCTTTTTAATTGGCGATGAATACGTAGGCAGACCAGCAGCTTCTGCCATCGCGTTTGCGGCAGCGATGGCGTTAATCACATCTTCTAAGTCTAGGCCCTGTTCTGCCGCTACTTGCTGCGGGCTCATCAAGCCCTTTTCGATAGCCAAAACTGCCGCTTCCTGATCTTTTAGCGGATCAACCCAAGCCCAGCGCCTACCCTGCCATTCGTGGACCTGGAATTTCTCAGCTTTGGACACTGGCAGCGACTCACCATTCGGCAAAACAACGACCCCCGCCGTCAGTGCCCGCGGGAACCACTCCGCAAATACAGGCTCAAGAAACGCTTCAGTGAACCAGTTCTGAAGCGTCATCCACTGATCGCGCTCCTCCAGCACGCCAGCCCGAATGCTGGAATAGCTCACACTTTCTAGATCATTAGCTAACGAGTTGTACGCGACGTCAAAGCCACTGGAGATACGACGCAAAATAGACCTAACAAACGGATCGAATACTTCATTTGGATAGCTGTAATCCGGAGTTTTGATGTCGTAACCTTCCGGCAGCACGTCATACGTACCGGGCGCGCTTATCTTTAGAGGCTCTGGCTCTACCTGATCGGCAAATCCAGCGCCAGTCCCGTCTGGCGATACGATGAAGCCGAGCGTTTCTGCGCCTTTACGGGCCGCGAGCAACGCAGCCCGATTAAATTCACCAAGATCATGCAACGCAATCATCGCCGCATGCATCCACGGGATGCCGCGCACTTGCTCCGCGTGTTCCGGCAAAAACACATGCAGGATATCGGCAGCATCGACACGCTGACTTTGCGTCCCGTTGACTTTGTCTTTGATCCAATACGCAACTGGGCGGCCATAGCTGCTAATCTCAACGCCCATCACAACTGCATTGTTGCCGCCCTTTGCCTCGCGGTTCATCTGCGTGTCGAGGCGCGCCGTATCGAGGATCTGAAGTGCAAAACCTTCCGGATTGCCAGCATCGCGCCCACGAACAAATCGCACCAGAGCTTCACCGTCTCGCGCAACAGTCATCGCTACCACGCGCTGTACATCCTCAAAACTCATACGGCCCGTGATCTCTGCGCTGCCCCGCCGCGACCACCGATAAAACGCGGCCTCCATCGCGTTATTTGCAAGACGGTCTGGGCGGCCCGGCGCATCCTCAATGCGCGCCTGATAGATAAACCCCTGCGGACCGACAATATTCCGCGCAACCATACGCAGGAATTTCCGCGCGTATTCGTTGTTCTTTGCCAGATCACGCGCTCGCAAGCGCAGACGATCAAGATCGCCGCGCAGCTCGTCATTGATCGCTTGTTGTGTCGTAACCCAGCTGGCCGTCAGTCTGTCAACGGAAGCCGCGATGAATGGTCCACGATTGTGGCGCTTCGGCACTGGGCGCGAGCGCTTGAAGAAATCCCAAAATGCCATCAGAACCTCACAAGCACACGACGGAGCGGATCAAGTCCTTTAGCCAGCCGCTCCGCGATTGCCTCGCGGGCTACTTCGCGTTCCGCAAGCTGAATGCGTGCCTTAATTTCATCAGCGGACGCAAAGCTCATTGTGCGACCCGCAATTGTGTATTCACGGACTGTCCCACTCGTCGACAACCAATTTGCCAGCGCAGCCCGAAGATCGTCGAGTGCCCGCTGCGCCTGACTGCGCGCATCGTAGCCAAACGGCATCGCGGCCAAATTCTGCCGGATCGTCAAATGCCCAGCGTCAACGGTGTACCGCTCGGCGCCCTTCGTGACATACGCCTGCCATACGTAATCGCCAGGTTGATAAGTCGCAGATGTAGAAGCAGGAATGACAACCAAATGATCGTCACCGTCTGCCGATGCAGTCACATCAATATAAGCAGACGCGTTAATGAAACGATAGGAAAGCTGCCATCCATCGCTTGCTGGATATTTCGGCAGCGTGCGCTTCCAACTAATGGTATCGCCGGCTTGAATAATGGCAGGTTCGCGCAACAGAATGTCAGCCATATATCGATTCTATTCACAAAGCAGAAGCGATCGATGCGGAACTCACGCGCAAAGTGCCAAATCTAAAGTCTCGCCTCAAGTACAACCCGAGAACCTCTTAAGCACGGCGTACACGCGCTTTACACTAATGCCGTATTTCCGCGCTAACAACGGCGCGCGCTCTCCAGCCTGCCAATCGCGATAAATCTGCATATTGCGTCGAAAGAAAACATTCCTTGCGGGCTCGGTACCATAGCGGTAAATGTACAAATCCTGCCCTGCCCAAGCCTGCCGCGCATCAGCGATGACCGCGCGCACCTTTGAGTGATCTAAGCCCGCCTTTAACAAGCGCTCCTCAACGTCAGCCAATATGTCCATTATTTACCTCGCGATGTAATACCGCGATCTGCGTCCGGCGACTTTCGTTACCGGCACTAATTGTTTCGTCTCCATTTGCGCAGCGCGTCTCGACATGAACGCTTTCGGATCGACTTTCGACAGACGAAGTGCAGCCAATGCATACTTCCAACAGTCAAATGCTTCGTTCCTGACGCGGGTCTGCACCCACTCGCGCACTAGCCGACCCTTGACAGCTTTTTCGACTAATTTGTTGCTCGTAAGCTGAGCGAAAAACTCCTCATCGAACGCCGGCTCTCCTGCAGGAAAATGGATATAGCCCGGACCAGGAACAGAGAGCTTGAGGCGCTGAGTGAGGATTGATTTTGCTGCGTAATCGGATACAAGGAACGGCGAAAACGACTTTTTCCTCTTCTTGCGTAAACGCCGCTTGCGCGCTTCGTCGTCTTCAACAAATGGCATACCGCGGCCTTCAATGCCTTTGCAGACGAACAACCACGGACGACGTTGTGCAAAGTTATAGACTTGGTCTGCGTTATATCCAGAGTCGATCGCGCCGTAGTTCGGCGCGATAGATTCAAGTTCTAACGCCAATTCGGACCATGGATCCGGTCCGGCAGTGTCGCCGCTGATGATCAAATGATCGATTGCCCAGCACTCCTCGCCGCCACCCCAGTCATAGACGCTCACCTCTAAGCGATCCTTCTGCACGTCAATCCCGACAGTGCGCACGCGCCGCGGCATTTCTTCCGGGTATTCTTCCGCGCGCGACAGAATCGAAAACGGCTCAATTTCATCGCCACGCTCTGTCCACGGCTCGCCAAGCTGCGTGTTGATGAATGCACGCAGCGTCGCCGTACTCTCCTGAGCTGCAACCCATCCTGAGACAAGATCACGCCAGCTTGGCCCCAAGCCAATCGGCGCATAGAGCGCAGATATGTGATAACTACGCATCAAGCGATGCTTATGTTCTGGGCGCCACTCGCCAGCCATAAACATCTGCGGCTTGTAATGCTCGTGAATTTTGCCGTTACAAGCGCGGCAGACGTACCACACATCACCTACGATTGGCACTTTGTCATCGTCATAGACCAAATGCCATTTGATCCCGTGCTCTACATCCGGACCTCCCCATTCAAGCGGCTGCATCTCGCCGCAATGCGGGCACGGCACGTAATAACGACGCTTGTCGCCCTTCTCATAGAGCCGATGAATCAGCGCACCATTAACCGTCGGCGTGCTGATATAGCAGCGAATCGAACGCGGGAAAGCCTTCGTGCGGCCTTCGGCGAGCGTGATAATGTCGCCTTCATCACCAACTTCTTCCGGAAAACGATCAAGATCATCAAGGATGATGCGCGCAACGGACTTCTGTGCGTAGCTATTTACTGAATTACCGCCCGCCAGAAACAAAACGCCGCCGGGGAAATCGATCAAATCTTGCCTATTGGCGGCATCGCGGCTACGCAAGCCGCCAAGGATGTCGCGAATCACCGGCGTTTCTTGCAGCAGCGGATTGAGCTTCTGCGCTTTCCATGTGTCCCGTGACTCGATCGTCGGCATCATCACCATGATGGGCACTGGCGCATGATGAATCGTGTAACCGATGACGTTCACCATCGCTTCCGTTATCCCAACCTGGGAAGATTTCATAATCGCCACGTCGCGCACATAAGAGCCGACGGAGAAACAATCCATGATCTCGCGCAGTATCGGGTTGCGATCAGTACGCCACCGACCGCGTTCAGACGATTGTTTTGCAGAAAGTACGCGGTGTTCGTCGGCCCATTCGGAAACAGAGAGCGCGCGTCGCGGCAAAATCCCCCGACGAAGAACAGCGAAGCAATGCGCAACATGTTTACTCATCTAACGGGAACTGATCGTCCGCCAATTCGATACATTGCGATATTCAACTTTAAGCGCTTTTATATAACTCGCTGCTTGTTCGTCGCGTTTCTTCTGCGACGTCTTCCAGAAACTTGCGGATCGCATTAGTAAGAACCGCATGTGCATGACCGATATCGGTTATCGGCACGACCACTGGCGCAAGTTGATCCGGAAGAGCTTCCGCTTTTACCCTAACAGTCGTTGCAAATGCGTTAAGCGCATAGTCCACGTCTTCTTGTAAGAGAAGCTTCCCTAACTTCTGCTCATAATCGAGCTTCGCTTGAAGCGCCAAGTACTTCTCTTTGACCGCCCTAGCTGTCTGATAGCTATTCCCGATGTTGTCGGCTTCAGCATTACGCCCTGAATTACCTTCATCCGCGCTTGATACCGATATCATCACTGGCCGTCCTCTCAATTTTGCAAAGCGCTCCGCTACATCCGGCCTTGCTCCGCCAGTGTCGTGGATACGCTGCATGCTTTGTTCAACATCTACGAGCCCGTCTTCCGTGAGCACTAGCCGACCTTCGGTCTTTAGCCTGTGCACGTAGGATTTCCGAATCCCTAGACGCCGCGCGAATGCGGCCATCGTCTCAACGGTCATGCGGCGAATCGTTTAATTGCACGACTGACTTCTACCGGCATTTCTTCGCGAATTCGCGCTAATACGCGATTCAGAATCTTTCGACTTGAGAACATTTGCGAAAAACCGATCACTTGTAGCGGCTTGATCGGCAGTCGCGCTCGTCCTTCGCGTATAAACACAGTCCGTCCCTTGTTACCGACAAACGCCCCGGGGATCGTCTTAATGCCGCCAGCACGACGGATCAGAAATCCCAATTGTTTACTCACTTGTGCGATATCAGCCTTCGTAACCTTCTTTCCTTTCACGCGGACAGCCTTCCCCGCTTGCTGGGCTACAGCCAAAAAGTGAATCAAATTCATCGATCGCCCGCGCTTTGATGGCGACCCAAAAACGGTAATAACCGCCTCCATTCGGCCGCTGCTGGCGCCATAAATGGATACGCTATTGCGTACTTCGGACGCTTTAACCGCGTACTCTCCGACAATTGCGCGCGTTGCTTCAGATTTCGCTTTGTCTGCGACTTTATTCAACGCGGGAGGGATTACGCGCGACTCTAATGCTTGCGAGATCGCCGAAAGCTGCCGTCGTACATCATCAAGACCGATTACCTCGACGCGAATCACGCTTAAACGTATACCCCGAGCTAGGAATATGTGCAATTAGTATGCCAACATTGGGCTATTGCGCGATATGTCGTGGCGAGTATACGGCACCCATCAAACGTGATATGTTCACAAAATTTGAAGCCTACGCGCTAAGCGTAGCCCGCGCCGCTTCGACCCCGCAAGAATCGTGCCAACTAGGACCCGCAAAAATCGTGCCAACGACGAGCGCGGAACATTGATGTCTGGCAGCTACGCTGCCGATGGAGGCGTGATCGAATAAAAAAATCGCCGCATTCCTTTGCGGCGATGCTGGGGGAAGGGGGGGGGATGCAGCTAGCTGCTGACAGCTATTGGTCGTTCAATGCCCTGAGCATTGCTCGTCATCGCTTGCCTGATGTTGTGATCGAGTTTTAAGCAACACTTCCGTTTCAGTTGCAACGATCTCC